CGCCGGCTGGCTCGACGACCCCAGCACCCCCGAGTCCCTCACCGCCATCACCGCATGGCTCGGCGACAACCTCGGACAGCACATCCACCACGTCTCCCGCCTCGGCCGCACCCACCGCCGCAGCGACGACCGCATCACCACCCTCACCGCCATCCGGCTCGAACTCGAGACCGTCCTTGCAGAGCTGGCCGACGACTTCCTCACCGCTCACCACCTCGCCCCCGTCGCCGCCCCAACCCTCGCCGCCATCACCGCGCGGCTTCGCCCCTACCAAGCCATGCTCCACCGCTGGGAACCCGTCATCGACCACATCCCCCACCTCACCCAGCTCACCGCCCACGCCCACACCGCCTGCCCATGGCGCAACCCCACCCCCAACCCGGCAGCCATCACGCAGGCCGAGCAGCTACTCCAGCAGCACCCACCGGTCACAGCCATGGCAGCGGCCCGGCCGCCGCGGCTGGGACCGGAGCGGCGGGGCCGGCCCGGCTGCCCCGTGCAGCCCATCAACCCCGGGCAACGCCCTGCCCTGTACCGGCCATTCGACATCTACCTCCACCTACAGCAGGAGACAGCATGACCACCTACATCCCAACGTAGACACCACACACATTCGAATCACACGAACAGCTGTGCTATATTCCCAAACACGGGAACCACTGTCCCCATAGCCGAGGACAACCAAGGAGGAGGCGCAGTGGCAGGCCGCAACACCACCCGACGCGACCGCCACCGCGCCACCATCGCCGCAACCAAACCACCATGCGCCATCTGCGGGTCTCCCATCGACTACACCCTCCGATGGCCACACCCCGACTGCTACGTCGTCGACCACATCACCCCCATCGACAAGGGCGGCCCCGACACGTTATCGAACAAGCAGCCGGCCCATCACCGCTGTAACCGAGAAAAATCGAACAAACCCATGGCCGGGATCCTCCGGACCTCTGGGGTGCTCCAGTAACCCGCCGCCAAGGGGGAGGGGAGGCCCCCGCCCCCTGCCCAGAGCGCAGCTCAGGCGGTAGGCGCAATTCTCTCTCGGCTTTTTCCACAGGCCCAGCGTCGGGGCCGCTAATCCGACCGGGGTTATCCACAGGAACGGGAAGGGGGTTGGCCGTGTCCATAGCTGCTGCCGCCCGTGCCACGGAACGCGAGCTCCTAGAGTCGCTGCGGGACACCATCGCCAAGGCCATCGATGACGGCGTGCCGGCCCGCGACCTCGCATCCCTGTCCCGCAGGTTGCTGGAGATCAAGCGGGAACTCGCCGCGCTCGAGGTCGAGGAAGAGGGTGACGAGATTGACGCGGCGGCAGCCACCCCCGACGAGCCGTGGCCTGCTGCCTGAGGCCCGGCTGTGTGTCCTGCCGGCAGGCATCACTCACACATCGGGTCCGCGGATAATCGCTGTCGCCCGTGCCCTCGGGCTCGGGCTGGATCCGTGGCAGGAGGACCTGGGGCGGATCATCTGGGCCCGTCTCGCTGACCGTGCCCTGGCGATCGATTCCCTCGGGCTGTCGGTGCCTCGGCAGGCCGGCAAGACCTATGCGATTGGTGCGCTGGTTTTCGCCTACTGCATCGTCACCCCCGACGTGACGGCGGTGTGGACGGCGCATCACTCGACGGTGATGCTGGAAACGTTCCAGTCGCTTCGTGCGCTGGCGCAGCGCGACAAGGTCTCCCGGCACATATCCCGGATCCGCGGCTCGGCTGAGCAGCGCTCGATCGAGTTCCGCAACGGCAGCCGGATCGTCATGAAGGCCCGCGAGAACGGCGCCCTGCGGGGCGTCGCGAACGTCTCGGTCGCGGTGTTCGACGAAGCCCAGATTCTCTCCGAGGCGGCGCTGTCGGACATCCTGCCGACACAGAACGTCGCGAAGGACGCCCTGAGTCTGTTCATGGGCACCCCGCCCCGCCCGCAAGACAACGGGGACGTGTTCACGGGACGTCGCACCGCGGCTCTGGAGGCGGTGAAGACCGGGCGCCCGCTGGAACTCGAGGCGTGGGTTGAGCTGGCCGCAGATCCTGACTGCGATACCGACGACAAGCAGCAGCTGCGCCGCGCGAATCCGTCCTACCCGCATCGCACCCCGCTGCGAGCAATCAACAAGCTCCGCCGCTCCCTGTCGGAGGCGCACTTCAGGCGTGAGGTACTGGGTATCTGGGATGACCAGTCCACGCCGGCCGTGATCCCCCCCGACGTGTGGGAGAAGTGCGCTGACCAAGAGTCGAAGCCGGTCGAGAAGCTTGTGCTGGCGATCGACGTGTCGCCGAACCGGCAGCAGGCCGCCGCAGCGTTCGCCGGGTGGCGCGATGACGGGCTGGCGCACGTCGAGCTAGCGCAGTCCCGTGAGGGCACCGGCTGGATCGTCGACTGGCTCACCGAGCGGTGCAAGCGGAACCCGATCTCGGCGGTCGTGGTTGACGGCAAAGGCCCGGCGGCGTCGCTAGCCAGCAAGCTGCGGGCCGCGAAGATCCGGGTCGTGGTCACCACCGCTGAGGACATGACCACGGCATGCGCGGACTTCCAGGACGCTTGCCTGAATGGCGAGTTGAGGCATATTGCGCAGCCGCAGCTGACCCGGGCCCTGAACGAAGGCCGCAAGAGGTCTATCGGTGATCGGTGGGCGTGGAACCGCCGCACCGAGCAGTCGGACATCACCCCGATCGTGGCCGCCACCTTGGCCCACTGGGGCGTCCTGACCCGCAAGGTGAGGAAGACGGACAGCCGGTTGGGTGAGAAGCGGAGAGGAGGCGCCGTATGGTGACAGGTCTCACCGCCGACGAAGATGCGATCTGGACGTATCTGTGGCGCCGCTACGCCGTCGTCCAAGGCCGCAACGCGCTCCGTCGTGGCTACTACAACGGCAAAAACGCTCTGAAATCTTTGGGGATCGCGATTCCCACCGAACTCGAAGGCCTCAACGTGGTGTTGGGGTGGCCGCGTATCGCGGTCGAGGCTCTGGCGGATCGGTGCGTCCTGACCGGATGGGCCTCCCCCGACGGCGACACCCAGGGCATGGACGAGATCGCCGACGACAACGACCTGCTGGTGGGGGCGGAGATGGCGCACCTCGGTGCGACCGCCTACGGCTGCCACTTGGCCGCGGTCACCCGCCGTGACGACGGCGCCGTCAACGTGTCGCTCCGCCCGGCGACACACGCAACCGCGGTGTGGGATCACAGCCGCCACGCGATCGGGGCGGCCATGTCGATCATCGACGTGGACACCTACCACAGGCCCGTCGCCGCGAACATGTATCTGCCGGGGCAGACCATTCAGTGCGCTGATTACGGGCAGGGCTGGCAGGTCGTGGGCCGGGTGCTCACCGCCTTCCAAGGCGTTCCGGTCGTTCCCCTCCGCCACGCCCCCGACGACGAGCATCCGTTCGGCAGGTCGCGGATCACACCGTCGGTGATGGCCCTGACCGATGCTGCGATGCGCACCTGGGCCCGCTCCGAGATCGCCGCCGAGTTCTTCTCCAGCCCGCAGAGGTATCTGCTGAATGCGACCCGGGACGTCTTCACGGACGACACCGGAAAGTTGAAGTCGCAGTGGGAATCGATCATCGGTCGTATCTGGGCTGTCCCCCCGCCGGATGACCCAGACGCGAAAATCGAGGTCGGCCAGTTCCAGGCCGCTTCGCAGCAACCCCACTTGGAGCAGCTGCGGCAGCTGTCTGCGATGCTCGCCGCAGAAGTGTCGATCCCGCCCGAGCTGCTCGGCTTCAAGCAGGACAACCCGAGCAGTGAGGGGGCGCTCGGGATTCTGGAACGGCCCCTCGTGGTCGCCGCCCAGAAGGCCACCCGCACGTTCGGCGCTGGGTGGCGGCGTGTGGCGCAGCTGGCGCTCATGGTGCGCGACGGCCTGGCGGAGCCCTCGGAGGCGTCTCGGCGGCTACAGCCGACATGGCTGGACCCGGCACTGCCGTCGCTGTCCCAGGCGTCGGCAGCGGTGCAGCAGCAGGTCACAGCGGGGATCCTGCCGGCAGATTCGGACGTGACGCTGGAGCGGCTGGGGTATGACCAGCCGACGATCCAGCGGATCCAGCAGCATCCGGCCCAGGATCTGCAGGCCGCCGCAGATGCCCAGCACCCGGCCGCCGCGCGCCGCGCCAGTTAGGCGCCGGGGCCGTCAGTCGGCCTTGAGGTACACCTCCTCACCGTTCTCGAAGAAGAAGACGCTGATGGCGAAGACGCCCTCCTTCACATCGCTCTTCGAGATGAGGAAGGTGACGAAGCCCGAGGCGCTGCCGCCGTCGCGCGGCGCGGACTGCTTCCTGAACTCATCGTCCGTGGAGACGTACGACGTGTCGGTGGAATTCCCGTCCTTCACATAGGCGACCTGGAGGTTGAAGGGGTCGAACTTGCCCTTGCCGTGATAGGTGACTTTGATCTTGAGACGGATGTAGACCTGGTCCGCGGAGGGCGTCTGGGAGGTGTAGGCCTTGCTGATGTCCTGCGTGGCGTCCCACTGGATCTCCTCGAAGGCGATGTCCACGGTCGCGTCCGGGTCATCGGAGTACTCCGAGGCGTGGAAGGTGAAAGTGTCCCCCATGGAAGCCGGGTTGTCCATGGATCTGCCCCGGTTGCTCGTATTGGGAGTGCCGCCGGTCGTGTCGCCGCTCGGCTGGCTGTGCGTCGAGCCGCCCCCGCCGGCGCGGGTGCTGCCGCCCTTCGCATTGTCGTTCTTGTTGAGGTTGAGGGCGACGACGACGCCGACCGCGACGAGCGCGACGACCACGACGGCGATAATGGTCCAGAACCACCACTGCTTGGTCACCGGCTTGTCCGGTGAGCCGCCCGCAGCGCCGTCGGGGCCGCCCGGCTGCCAGCTCGACTGCGGGTCCGCGGGCATACTCAGGCCCTGGTAGGGCTGGTTCTGGTAGGGCGTCGGGGCCTGCGCGTAGTCCATGTTCGCCGCGTAGGGGCTCGCCGCGGGGGCCGAGGAGGTGGACGGGGCGGCGGACATGCCGCTGGGGGCGGACATCCCCATGGGGTTGGGCGAGCTCATCGGCCCGGAGGCGTAGTCCCCGCTGGGCGCCGAGACCGGGGCCCCCGTGGGGTCGGCGACGGCGGCGGAGGAGCTCGTGGACACGGCCTGCGTCGGAGCCCAGGCCGGATCCGCGCCGGAGGAGGACTGGGGGGCGGAGGCGTTGGGGCCCGTGGTCGCCGAGTCGTCGACCCACAGCTGCCAGCCCTCGGGCGCCGGACCCCAGGCCGGGTCTGGCTGCCAGCCGGCCGGGGGCACGAAGCCGTCGGGCGGTGCCGGCCAGTTCGGCGGGGGGTTGAAGCGCAGTGCCATGAAGACCTCCGGAGGTGAACAGGATGGGGACGCGACCGATGTCGCCCGGGACAGAATCTACACCCCGGTGCGGGGGTGTCACGAGGTTTCCTCGGAATCCCACCCGGGGGAGCTCTCTCCACGACGCCCCGGTCCGCGCTCGGGGAGCCCGGGGGAGCCCGGGGGAGGGGCGGGCCGGGGCGGGGTCTAGGGGAGGGTCAGCACCTCGGCGCCGTCCTCGGTGACCACCAGCGTGTGCTCGAACTGGGCGGTGCGCGAGCGGTCCCGGGTCACCACGGTCCAGCCGTCGTCCCACTGCTCCCAGTCCTGGTCCCCCAGGGTCAGCATCGGCTCGATGGTGAAGACCATGCCCACCTCCATGACGGTGCTGTAGGCGGGGGCGGCGTCGTAATGCGGAATGATGAGCCCGGAGTGGAAGGCCTCGCCCACGCCGTGGCCGGTGTAGTCGCGCACGACCCCGTAGTCGAAGCGCTTGGCGTACTTCTCGATGACGCGGCCGATGACATTGATCTCACGGCCGGGGCGCACGGCCCGGATGCCGCGCTCCATGGCGGTGCGGGTGCGCTCGATGAGGGCGGCGGTCTCGGGGTCGACCCGGCCGACGGGGAAGGTGGCGTTGGTGTCGCCGTGGACGCCGTCGAGATAGGCGGTCACGTCCAGGTTGATCAGGTCGCCCTCGGCCAGCACCGTGGAGTCCGGGATGCCGTGGCAGATGACCTCGTTGACCGAGGTGCAGATCGACTTGGGGAAGCCCATGTAGCCCAGGCAGGACGGGTAGGCGCCGTGGTCGCACATGTACTCGTGGGCGATGCGGTCGAGCTCGTCGGTGGTCACGCCGGGGGCGATGGCGGCGGCGGCCTGCGCCAGGGCGCGGGCCGCGATCCGGCCGGCGGCCCGGATGCGCTCGACGGTCTCGGCGTCCTTGACGTCGGAGGCCGTCACCCGTTCGGGCCCGTCGTGGAACATGTACTCGGGGCGGGGGATCGAACCCGGGACGTGGCGGTCGGGACTGAGCTGTCCCTTCGTGAGCGTGCCCCGCGGGGCGCGATCGGCCGGGGAGAGCGGTGAATCGGCGGACATCATGGGGCCAGCATAGGAGGGGCCGACGCCGTCGCGCCCCGCCCGCCCCGCCCGCGCCCCGTCTACGATGAGCCGATGAGCGCAATCCACTTCGTGCGTCACGGGCGCACCGTCCTCAACGAGCGGCGCCGGACCCAGGGGTCCAGCGACTCGCCCTTGACTCCCGAGGGGCGCCGCGGGGCGCGCGCGACCGCCGAGTACCTGGGCCGCCTCCCGCTGGCGCGCGCCTACCTCAGCCCCCAGGGGCGCGTGATCCAGACCGCGGACATCCTGCTGGCCGGCAGGCCCGACGTCGAGCGGGTGGTGCTGGACGGGCTGCGCGAGTACGACTACGGGATCTACGACGGCGGGCCGGACGAGGAGATGCTGCGGGCCCTGGACCCGGCCCGCCATCTGCCCGGGGTGCTCAGCGGCGCCCATCCCGGGGCGCCCGGCGGGATCGGCGCCGTCGACTACCTCGCCCACGTCGACGCCGCCCTGGCCCGCATCGTGGCTGACCTGCGCGAGGACGCGCGCGCCGGGCGGCCCGACGCCCGGGTCCTCGTCGTCTCCCACGGCATGACGGTCATGACCCTGCTGGGCCGCTGGATCGGCGTGGAGATCTTCTCCATGGCCCCCATGGCGAACTGCTCGGTCACGACCGTCGAGCTCGACCCCGACCGCCCCCGGGAGCCGACCCTGGTGTCCTGGGCCGTGGATCCGGGCGACCAGGGCGTCACCTTCGAGACGCGGGACATGGCGAACGCCTTCGCCGGCGTCGTCCCCGTCCCCATCGACTGGTCCCACCCGCAGGAGCCGGTCTGAGGGGCCCGTGCGCGTCCGCGGTCCGGGCCCGGCGGGCACGACGGCGGGCGCGGCTCGTTCCGAGGCCCGTTCCGGGGAGCGGGCCTCGGGCTTCAGGAGTCGAAGGAGTGCTCCGACGTCGGGAACGATCCCTCGCGCACCGCTTCGCCGTACGCCTGCGCCGCCTGGCGCAGGGCCTGGCCGACCTGGCCGAACCGGCGGGCGAAGCGCGGCGCCCACTGCGTCATCCCGGCCATGTCGGTCCACACGAGCACCTGGCCGTCGCAGCGCGCCCCCGCGCCAATGCCGATCGTGGGGATTGCGAGCAGCTCGGTGACCCGCGCGGCCACCGGCTCGGGCACCATCTCCAGGACGATCGCCACGGCGCCGGCCTCGGCCAGCGCCACGGCGTCGGCCACGAGCGCCTCCGCGGCCAGCTCCCCGCGCCCCTGCACCCGGAAGCCGCCCAGCCTGTTGACCGACTGGGGGGTGAAGCCGAGGTGACCGACCACCGGAATGCCGGCCTCGCCGAGCAGGCGGACCGTCTGGACGCGCGGGCGCCCGCCCTCGAGCTTGACGGCGTTGGCGCCCACCTTCATCAGGCGCACGGCGCTGGCCAGCGCCTGCTCGGGGCCGGCCTCGTAGGTGCCGAAGGGCAGGTCGGCGACCACGAGCGCCCGCGCCGTCGCCCGGGCCACCGAGCGCGTGGCCACCACCATCTCGTCCAGGCCCACCGGCAGGGTCGTGTCGTGGCCGAACATGACATTGCCGATCGAGTCCCCCACCAGCAGCATGTCGGTGCCGGCCTCGTCCAGGATGCGGGCGGTGACGGCGTCGTAGGCGGTGAGCATGGTCAGCCGCTCCCCGCGCTCCTTGGCCCGGGCCAGGTGGTGGACCCGGACCGGGCGCGCGGGCCGGGCGCCGGGGGCCGGGGCCGGGCCGTAGGGGGAGGAGGCGTCGGAGGGGCCCGCCGGGGAGTCTGGTGCGCAGGTCATGGCCGCAGCCTAC